AAATTACGTCAAGGAAATGGGCTTTCAGCCTGGTGATGAATTTGAGATCAAAATTGGTCGCAAATCTGTCACCCTTGCTGCTGTCTAAACTGATTCATAGCCTGCGGGATCGAAAGTGGTTTACACCGGCTTCAATCATTACGACCGTCAACTAACCGCTAAGGTCTCGCAGGTCAATGACCCGAACGCTGCCTGGCGCAATCAAGAACCGCACTGGATTCTCCTAGAAGACCTGATCGGCGGCACTTACGAATTGCGTCGGCGGCATCGGCGTTACCTTCCGCAAGAACCACGAGAGCAGGACGAAAGCTACGACAATCGTCTAGCGCGTAGCACCTGCCCACCGTATTACCAACGCCTTGAGCGGATGCTGGCGGGCATGTTGACCCGTAAGCCCGTCAGGCTAAATGATGTGTCAGATATCGTTCGTGAACAGCTATTTGACGTAGACCTTCAGGGCAATGACCTGAACGTCTGGACATATGAAGCTGCACGCAAAATGGTGCGTTACGGGCATGTTGGTGTGCTTGTGGATGCTCCTGCTGCTGGTGAAAATGGAAGACCTTATTGGGTTAGTTATACGCCGCGTGAAATCCTTGGCTGGCGCACTGATCTAATTGATGGCGCACAAAAGCTAACCCAGCTACGTCTGCTAGAAAAAGTCATCGTGCCTGATGGTTTATACGGTGAAAAGCAAATGGAGCAGGTGCGTGTACTAACGCCTGGCGCATTTGAACTGCACCGTCGTGATGAAAAAGGTGCCTTCCAGATTCATGACAGTGGCATTACCACGCTAGATCAGATTCCTTTTGCTGTTGCTTATGCTAATCGCGTGAATTTCATGGAGTCACGCCCACCACTTGAAGATATTGCGGAATTGAACCTGAAGGCATATCAAGTTCAATCCGACCTTGATAATCAACTGCACATTTCTGCTGTGCCGATGCTTGCTTTCTTTGGCTTTCCAATGGCAGGCGAGGAAGTATCAGCCGGTCCTGGTGAGGCTATTGCCTTCCCTGCAGAAGGCGATGCACGGTATATCGAGCCTGAGGGTAAAAGTTTTGAGGCGCAGTTCCGCAGGCTAGAACAAATTGCAGTGCAAATCAATGAATTGGGTCTGTCTGCTGTATTAGGTCAAAAGTTATCGGCTGAAACTGCAGAGGCAAAACGCATAGACCGTAGCCAAGGCGACAGCACAATGATGGTCATTGCACAAAATATGCAAGACCTGATTGATAACTGCCTAACATGGCACGCACAATATCTAAACATCCCGCAGGCTGGTAGTTCTTACGTCAACCGTGACTTCCTTGGCGGCAGACTGGAACCGCAGGAAATCCAATCGCTGCTGGCACTTTATACCGCTGGCACCATCACGCAAAAGACGCTGCTAGATCAGCTTTATGAAGGCGAAGTCTTGGGCGATGAGTTTGATGTAGAAGAAGAATTAGAGGCTACACAAAATGGCGGACTCATTGACATGAACGAGCCTGAGCCGGTAGGCAATGAAACGATGCCTGAAGTTTCAGCGGAGCCTGAGGATACAGACGAAATCCCGGCATGATGGGATCAATATTTCAGCCATTGCAAATGAGCATCCGTAAGCCACGAAAGCAGCAGCTTGCCTGCAGCCGCAAGGAGATGCCACAGGATGTATTTGCAATCATCAGACTTGCCTGGTTTAAGAATGGTAAGCAATATTCAGTAGAGGAACTGCAAGTTTTAACGGCTTGTCCAGACACTATTTATACGGTACAAAAGCTAGTACACGAAGCGTTAAAAGCTGGCGCTGATGTTTGCGTATTAACTGCCTGTGACCCAACAAAACTTGGTTTTGTGTAATGGCTGCGCCGTCTAGCTTGTACCGTAACGCGATTGACCTCAATCGGTTTAGTAATAGCGTATCGCGGCAAATCGTCGGAGCTTATAACGATATTATCATTGATGCTGTCAATCAACTGCGAACGATTGATGAGTTATCGGCACCAGTCAAAGCAGCACGGTTGCGTGCAATCTTGGCGCAACTTAAAGCATCGTTAGTTACTTGGTCTAATGCCAGTGTGCAGTCTGTTGCCGCAGAACTGCAAGGTTTATCTTTGCTGCAGTCTGATTTTGTCACTGATCAACTGCGTCGTGCCTTACCGGCAGGTGCCAGAAACATCGTCAATACCGTTGAAATCAGTCCGCAGTTTGCACAGTCTGTCGTCACAACCGACCCAACGCAGATCAACGTAGTCACGCTCAGTGATGACCTTGTTGCTGCTGTTCAGGGTGCTCCGCAAACTTATAGCCTGACAGCAGCCAAGGGCGCCACAATCACCTTGCCCAATGGCGAAGTAGTTACCAAAGCGTTTAACGGCATCGTTGAATCACAGGCTGAATTATTTTCGCAGGTAGTTCGCAATGGTCTGCTAACTGGTGAACCCACCCCTGAGATTGCTAAACGGTTGATTGGCAGGCTTGAGATTGGGCAGAAGGGTAGCGTTCGGCAAATTGCTGAAGCCGGTGGACAAGCAACCAAAGCTGCCAACCATCAGGTGATGACACTGGTTCGCACAAGTATCAACCAAGTTGCTAACGCTGCCAGCCAACAGGTTTACGAAGCAAATCAAGACATCACGAAGAAATACAAGTACGTAGCAACGCTCGATGCCCGTACAAGCCCGATCTGCCGTGCCTTAGACGGCAAAGAATTTGCCTATGGCAAGGGTCCAATGCCACCGCAGCATTTCAACTGCAGATCAACCACCGTGCCGGTTATTGACTATAAGGAGCTTGGTTTTACTCCACCGCCACCAGGCAGACGTGCAAGCATGGACGGTCAAGTGCCTGCTGATCAGACTTATGGACAATGGCTGGAAAAGCAACCAAAAGCTGTGCAGGCAGAAGTGCTAGGCAAGGAAAAAGTTCGATACTTTGAGCTGCTGTCCGAAAAATATGGTCCGCAAAACGCCATCGTCAAACTTGTCCGTGACGATGGTTCAGAGTTAACGTTGCAGCAACTGCAGCGCCGTTATGGAGCAGCTAACCCTTAAATACACCTACGCCGACGGGCGCAAGGCTTCTGAGTTTGAGCCGTTACAGATTGACGGTCAGACTATTGATGCCCGCTACGTCCAGCAACCCGAAGGCACCGCTGGATGGTTTGACCGGCAAGGGCTACGCTTGAACTACCCGTCTACTACCGATGGCAAAGAAACCAACCAAAGCCGAAAAGAAAGTAGGCAAGGTGATGAAGGAGTACAAAGAGGGAACGCTGCACAGCGGCAAGCCGGGAAAGGGCAAAGGTCCGGTAGTAAAAAGCCGTAAGCAGGCAATCGCTATCGCTTTGAGCGAAGCTGGCAAATCCCGCAAACAACCCAAAGGCAAGAAGTAATGGCTATTGGCATCGGCTCTCGCGTTAGCTGGCGTTACCAGGGTGTTACCACCTACGGCACCGTCACCGGCAAAGCTGGCAACCGCGCCAGTATTACCACCGAAAGCGGTGGCACCGTGACACGTGTTGGATCTTCCGATGATCCGATCCTTGAACTGAAATCTGAATCCACGGGCAACAAGGTTCTCAAGAAGCGTTCAGAGCTAAAAGAGGCGCCGCGCAAATGATTACCTATCGCGGCGAGGACTTTGAGGGGTACAACAAACCAAAGCGAACGCCTAAGCACCCAACCAAATCCCATGTAGTCCTTGCCAAGGAAGGTGACAAAGTAAAGCTGATTCGCTTTGGGCAGCAGGGTGTTAGCGGTAGCCCGGCAAAGCCTGGTGAATCAGACGCGGCAAAAGCAAGGCGTGCCAGCTTCAAGGCTCGTCATGCTCAGAACATTGCGAAGGGCAAAATGTCTGCTGCGTACTGGGCAGACAAGACAAAGTGGTAGCCTCCTCTTTTTGAATCCAGTCTTTTAGTTCAGCAACGTACCATCGCAGATCCTGCGCTTTAGCGGCGTGCCAGCCATTGCCTGTGGTCCTATAAATCTCCATGTGCCTGTCAATCGCCTTCAGGCACTGATGAATTAACGGGTTCCACGGTTCACGCACGACCGTGTTCCACTCCCGCTTTGACATTATCGTGTACCAACCATTATCCTAGGTGCGCTCTAAAACCTGCGGGTTTTTTATGTCCGACGAAAACCAAGCCCAGGAGTCTGCGACACCTGCGGTTGATACTGATGCCTTGATGCGTAGCATCG